GGTTTGCAACAAATCGTCAAACAAGCTTAGCCCTTGGGCACCTTGGCCCATAGGCGGCGTTTTTAGTAGCTGGTCAAATTCATCCAACATTGTTATTCGGCATACCCGTATCGAGCTAGCATTTGTTTTGTCAACTTCTCAATTTGGTCTTTTAGGTCAGGGCGTGCAGCAAGTGATTGCTGTGCTTTTGCAAGAATCTCTTCTCTTGTCGGAGGTTTTTCTTTAAACGGAGAATTGCCATATACAACTTCGTCCGATGCTTTTGCACGCGCAAAGGCTTGCTTAGCAATAAAACTGGTGTATTCCGGAGTACCTTCCTGCATACCTTGTGGCAAACTTAGTCCACTAATGAAATTGGTGTCTACAATATTTTTAGCAGTCTGCCTAGCAATTTCTTTCCTGCGTTCAAGTTCTTCTTTCTCTTCTGGAGTTAGCTTAGCTTCTGCTTCACGTTGTTGACGTAGTGCAGCAGCATTTTCTTCAGCAATTCTACGTGAAGAAATAAGTGACTGCGTGTTTTCAGTTTGATTTTTAAGCGTCTGTTCTCTGTACTTACGATCATACTCCATCTTGTCTTTTTCTTCAGGAGTCAGAGTTCTAAGTAATTTAGAACGACCATCAGCACTATACCCGAACACGCCGTTTGGGGTTGTTTCAATATGGTGACTGAAATCGTTTGACGCAGCTTCGATCTTGCGCCCTTCGGCTTCTTGCGCGAGCTGAGATTGATTTTGGTAACTCAAATCACTACGATATTTCTCAAGAAACATCTGGCGCTTTTGCTGCGCTTCTTCAAGCTGTTGTCTAATTTTTAGTTCGCGCTCTTGCTCGCGGTCTTTCATCATCTGACCGCCAATGCCTTGCCCTAGCGCACCTAGTAAACCTGCCCAGCCCATTACATACCTCCCATGCCAAAGATGCCTTGTGCCGGCATACCTTGTGGTTCTTGTCCTTCCATTTCACCGTGCGGTGGCTCACCTTCGGCAGCTTCGCCTTGGTGCTGCATACCTTCTTCTTCTAGTGCTTCTTCCACTAGGTCGTAGGCTTGCTTCATCGTAGCAGCGGTTTCTTGAAACTTGTACCCTAGTTTCTTGGCTACCTCAAAGATGGAATCCAGCGCAACGTGAATAACGCCATTCTTGCCAAACACATCTTCTTCAGGTAGGTTAGGCATCTTCTGTAGAAGGGGTTGCACGATTTGGGTTGCCACAACACCTACGGCGTGCGCGATACCGTTTTCTGTACCCTTGCCGCCCTTGGTTTGTGACAGCATTTGGTCAAGCATTTGAACAAACTTGTCATCATACACCATCTTCATAATGATGGCAGAGGCTTGTGCTACGTTATTGTTCATCCTGGATAGACCTGATTACGTGGTTGAATCGCTAGCGCCGCGTAATTCTGCGGCGGCGGCTGATTCTGCATATTGTTTTGATTCTGCATGTCATTTGGCTGGTTGTATGTCTGCGGCATGAAAGCTGGGTTGGCAAACTTACTCCAAGCGCCGATAGCACCTTGTTGATATGCACGATCCTCTAACTGCCACTTGCGCTGCATTTCAAGCGTTTCTCTGGCAATCTTGGCTTGATCTTCCATCTGCTTCTTTTGCGATTTGTTTTGCGACTTGCTGACTAGCCAACTGCCAACTGCCGCGATTGCAGCACCCCACATTACGAACCTCCGAAATACTTAGCCCATTTACCAATGGCTTGTTGTGAATACTTGCGATCTTCTAGCTGGTAATCACGTTTCTTTTGTGCTAGTTCTTTTTGCAATTTGGCGTCTAGCTTCATCATTTCAGCATTGTTCTTTTGCTGTTGCAAGTTAGTCAAATAGTTGCCTACCGCGCCAATAGCAGCGCCACCGTAGTTACCCCACGCATTAGCCCATGGGCTGTTGGCACCAGACGATGTATCTGTATTTAATGCTTGATACGGAGTGTAATAGCTTGAATTGTACGGTCCAACGTAGTCTGTTGATGCGCCGCTCCAATCAGTGCCGCCTAAAGATGCCCACATGGTTAACCTCCAAAGTATCCGTTCTGGCCAAAGTAATCGCCAAGCATGTTGCCAATGTACCCGCTAAAACCGCTAAGCATACCAAAAGCAGCATCCGGGTCTTGAAAGTAATCGGGGTTACTTAGGGTTGTATTCAGCACGCTACCAATCGTGTTGCCGTAAATGTTGCGACCCCAGTTCTGCGCGTTGTAGTAATTCTGTGCAGCCAGATTTTGCAGTCCATACCCTTGGTTCAGACCAGCCATGTATTCGTTGAAAGACCTGCCTAGACCAGCTTGCTCACCCTCATAGGCTAGTTGCTCACGTTGGCGTTGAAGCTGGCCTTGCTGTGCCAGGCGCGCGGCTTCAAGTTGTGATGCTGCACCCATGCTGGCAGATTGCAAAGACGCGCTGTTTTGATTATCTGACATAGCACGCTGGTTAAGCCATTGCAAGTTTTCTGTATTTGCGTTGCTATACGCGGTGGCGTCCTGCTGTGCCATCGGCATAGCTGCACGAATAGCTGCTGCTTGTGCATTACCTGCTGCGTAGGAACTGTTTCCAAGTCCTCTTGCGGCTGCACCAGCCATGGCTTGATTTCTTGCCTGTTGCAAGTATGCGCTGTTTTGGTCAGTGATTCGGTTGAGGTTTGTTTCAACCAACTCATTAGGCTGCACAGCGCGAGTGTAAGCACGGTTGGCTGAACCCCAAATACCTTGGGGCAATCCACCGTTACCAATTCGATTATCGTATGGGTCTTGGAATGGCATGTTATCTAATTGTCTGTGTGGCGCTGGCGCCTTGTTGCGTTCTACCGGGGGCAAACTCTAGTGCCATTGCTTGTAGTACATGACCTGGGTAAACGTGTTCACCGCCAAACTCCAAGGCTTGTACTGTTCCTCTACCGTTAATCTTTGCAACTACGTAAGAGGAATCTTTAATGATGCGAATAGGCTTGCTTGCTGGGTCGATAGAAAGCTGAAGTTTGGATGCGTTGAATGGCTCGTATTCGCTACCCACCGCAACGTATTCGTTGAAGTAGTTATAGGTGAGGCATTCAAGTCTTACATTACGTAGTAGGTCAAAATCCACCGGGTTATCCAGTGAAGTGAAATTGATTATTACGTAGTGTTTGATCGGAGAGGTGTAGAATTTTGTACCTCTATCAATACTGTAGACAAATGTTTCGCGTTCAGGTTCACTCGGTGTAACGATATTTGTATCGTCATCTGGTACGATCTTGAATGATCCAAAGATAACGTCAATACCTTCCTTTGTAACACCTGTGCACATTGCCACAGGCACTAGTGAATCCGAGTTCTTACTGAACACGTATTGTTGTGTGGTAAACTCGTACCCCCGGTCTCCAGACGGTAAGGTGCAGGTAATGATTAGCCCATCTGCACAATACAAACGGTACTGATTCTTGTTCTTAACAGCCTTTGCAAACATGATGTTTTGCCTAGTAGCTTGATATGAGTACCTGTCGTTTACTCTGCTAGATAGAAAAGGCGTGATCTTATAGGAAACCCTGCCGGCGTCAAAGTCACCGTATTTATTGGTTGTTTCAATCGTGCTGACGCCACGGAAATCCGCAAACATCGGTGTACCGCAGTCAATAGCAGTATAAGGTAACGCTCCGCTGTACGGGCTGATAACTTGTTTAACTGCATTGTTGTCGTCTGTAGCGGCAAGAATGTCGCCTGTCAAAACGTACACAGCAGTGTCGCAAAACACACCTAGTCCAGTGCCATTTAGGCTCAGCAGATTTGTAATCCTGTTGCCGAACGTGTATTGCGTAGCGCCAGAAACAGAATTGAAGTTTGTTGGATCAAGCGGGACGGATGTTAGCAACGTGCCAGAATCGTACCCTAGGCACAAGTAGTCTCTGTGATAAACAACGTGCGATGGTGTATCTTCAAGTTGACCCAGTTCTGTTCTGAAATGGAAGAAGTACTTTCCATCGTACTGCCACGCGGGTTCTAAACCACTGGCACCATACACAGCTTCGTAATCTTGTTTTGCATAAAAGTTTGCATTGATGATTACAAACTGTTTTTGTTGTTCTTCCAACTTGCTTCTTGTCGGCAACATTGCTGCGCGCATATCGGAAGCAAAGATAGCAATCTTAACACCGCCGCCGCCGCGTGCAGTACGTAGCTCCCATCCGTTTTTAATGCTGTAAGTGGTGGCAGCGTTTGATCCTGCACCATTGCTATCCAACGGTTGCAGGTTATACATTGCAATAGACCCTTGCCCCCGGTTTGCGTCAATTACGCCTGGGTTGAATTGTCCTTTCTCAAGAAAGTAATACGGAATCTCAAGAGCTAAGTCTTGCTTACCGATGGGATCGTAAGCGTATACAGTTTCAACAGGCACCTTGTAATACACCTGCAACTCAAGCTTTGTTAGCTTGATTCCTTGTAGTGAGGCACCCGTGTAGTAGTTATCAATGAGCGATAGTTTTACACCGAAACTTGAATCAAGAACGGACTCAAGCAGCGCCTCAGATGTTGCGCCTTGAAATCCCCACAAGTCAGATGTTCCATTGGCATCCCCGCCAACCTCAACATCGGTCACAGTTGTGTACGCATCCTGTACTGTTTTAACTACAGATGTGCCTAGTAGGTTTAGCTTTGTTCCGGTTAGCTCAAACGTGGCTCCACCAAAGTCCTGATCCGCCACAATGGCACCAGCTTCACGCAAAAGACGCGCAACAATTTTGAATCCGGTAATGACTGATTTAGCAGGAATACTTGAAAAATCAAATCCTTTTACAATGGCTGTGCCGGATTGCCCTGCAAAATCCGGGCTTGGCACACTGTAAAGTACGTAAGTAGAGTCACTGTTGTCTTTTAGTACAGCAGACAGCGAAGAAGCGCCTACCAGCGATGAGTTTGGCCCAAGCGGTGCGGATGAACTATACCCCGTTGTTGACTGAATTGTTTGTGACGTAGGTGTAGCCGCAAGGTACGTTGACGATGAATACTCGTCCTGTGCGTTTGTAATCCGGCTTACGGTTGGGATACCTGTAGCAGTGCATGTGCTATCGGTTTTGAATGTGGCTTCCCAACCCATATCCAAAGGATACCATCTACGGTTTGTTGATAAGTATGCTGCGGTCTTTGATGAGTTTGACGATAGCACTTCGTCGTCATAGTTGGCATAGTAAATGCCAGCGCCCCATGAGTCTGTAACTTGGACTTCTGTTACGTTGATTGCATTCGCATAACTTGTTGGTGAGCCGGTTGATCCACTTGGCCTAATCAATGTAACCGATCCAGTGGCAGTTGTGTTTAGCTTTGTGTCGTCGGTAAACTTTACCAACAAGCTGCCAGTAGCATTGCCCTCTGTGAACGAACCAGAGTCTACATCTATATCAAGTACGATAGCTGTATTGCTATCTGAAAATGTAATGTGGTCTCCTGGGTAAATCTGTTTTGTGCCGGTGTTAAACGCCACCTTGTAGTGATCTACAACACAGTACAGTTTTCCCTTGAACCAATGCAGGCCGTGAGGAATTACGTTCTTGGCGTAAGATACATATGGAAAAACACTTTGCTTGTCGGCGAGTGTTTTGTCGTAAAACGTATTACGAGCCGCTAGGAACGTGTCCATGTCCGAGTGGTACAAGGATGCACGACGAATACCGCTCACGCCTGCAACAAGCGTAGCGGCTGTTTCAGCGCCTGTAATTGTGTCGCCTACCTTTGGCGCGCACTTGATGTTGGTAATGACGTAAGCAAGTGTGGGAGATGACCAATTCACTACTTTTCCGAATACGTTGTCACCTACTTTAAGGTTTTCACCTAGAATGAAATTGCCTGATCCAGAGTCTCTAGTTGTGTATACCCAATCTCTTAGGTAGCATGGCAGAGTGCCATCGTAAGGCTCGATGCCGTCTACTACACTGTATCCTGAAATGCTGTAACTTTCGTAGTTGAGGCAGTCCTTTAGTGTACCCGGGGTCGCCAAAAAACGAGCGGCCTGAAGGTCCAAGCCGCCGACTAAAGGAATTACTGTTGGGTTGTTGTACCCTGACTGTGGATTTGCCATTAGTACATCGCCATTGGTCTAAACACAACCGGAAGTTCTGATTCTCGCTCTAGGCGTTTCTTGTAAACTTCGTAGCGTTCTTTTGCCATTGCTTCAATCGCAGGCTGCATCTCATACTTGCCATAGTACCACACGGCACGCCAAGCAATCATTGGATGGTAAATCTGCTTTAGAATGTCCGGTTCGTCTGTATCTACATCAAACACAGTAATGTTTTTAATGTAGTACCCTTGCAAGCTGTACTGTTTGTCAGGCGGCGGATAGAAGAAAAGTCTCACACCGTCGTCTGGTGTTTCAGTTACAAAGATAGGACGGTTTGGTGCAACATTGGTTACGTCGTAGTTCTGAATGAACTTGCTGTAATCCATGTAAGCAATCGGCAGTTCGTTGACGAAGTTGCTATCCGACGATATTGATTGCAACTTTAGCGATTGCCACCAAATATCTTCAAGGTCACTGATTACTGCGTCACCCATTTCTGTACTGTCGCTTAGTCGCCAGTCACCCCAATGAACAAAGCGTACAGAATCTGTACCCGAAATCTGAAATGTTTCTCGTACAAACGGAATGTCTGTAATTGCAGAGTATTCAATAAAACCTTGTGCTGTACCGTCAGAGAATAGCCCACTATTGGTGATGATGACTTTTGATACAGTAAAGGTACAACCTGAGTTGACGCCTGTGAGAACATTGCCAGCGATTGGTTGCTGCCAACCTTCACCGCCTAAGTCAAAGTAGAAGCGTGGCGTAATAGTGGTGGAAAACCAGGTCTTACGCCACTCATCATCGTCTTGTTCAAGTTGAATATCCCACCATGCGTCAGCTACCCACTTCTTGAAACGGGCAGTCATGCCGCTAGCGCCTGAAAGCGTTGTTGGCAGAGTAGTCGTGCTAGCGCCTTCACCAGTAATACCGGATTCGCGCATAGCCATTTGAACAAGTTCTAGGTAGTTCATTAGCCAGTTAGGGTGTTAAGCAGGGTATCCTTGATGATCTGCTGTTGCTTCTTAGCCTTCTGCGTTGCAGCAGCGTTTTCCTTTAGCTCACGTTCAACACGTTCTGCTTCTTCAAGGTCAGGGTTGAAAGCGTGAACATCAAAGGTTTCTACACCAAGGCGACGCACGTTCTGTGTACTTGGAATGCCACGAGTTGGGTCGCCAAAAGTGCTCTGAGTACGTTCCTCCCAAGTGGAGTTCTTTAGCTGGTGATAAAACTTTTCCTTGATGCGTGTAGGCACACCGCGCTGTGCAACAAGGGTCTCACCATGAATGTGTGCAAAGTACACTTCACGACTCTTTTCACCCCATTCGGAACCATTCTTAGGGTGGATAGTAACTACCGCAAATCCCTTGGGGCATTCAATCTCTTGACCGTTTACAACGGCTACAGACTTCGCAACAGTAGTGTCTTTGCGCTTTGCGGCAATAAGCTCTTTCAGCTTATCTTCGCGGGTCAAGCCTTCTTCAAAATCTCGACCAATGATAAACTTGGCTACTTGGTCAAGCTGCTCGTCGGTGAAATCCTTGAAGGCATCTAGTTGTTCTGTTTTGGTTTGCTTTGCCATTTTCTTCTCCATGAAAAAGCCTGCGCCCATATTTCAGAACGCAGGCTGTAGTCCTAAACGATTGTATTAAGCGTAACCGCCACGGTCCACGAACGCAGGTACGCGGGCATTGCGGGTAATCTTAATGAGGAACTTGACGATACGATCCGAAGCGGAAGCGATGGTCTGAGTTGGGGTTGAGGCAGTTTGAGTTGCCACAATCCGCACAGGACCAGCCAGGCCATCGGGATCGCCGGTGTCATCGGTGTTGATGGTGAGGCTTGACCAGCCAGCCGCGCGACCAAAGGTAGCGCCAGACACAAAATAGTTCGTGTCAGAGGCAGGTGAAACGCCGGTAGTGCCGGTGTCTACGCCGTAGTCAATCGCGTCACCGCTTGAGTTGGTGCCAGCGTAGCCAGTACCAGGGGACACCTTGGTGTAACCAACGTCCCACACCATCGTGGTGCCATCGTCAAGGTCGTCCGTGAAAACACGGATTTCAGTGATAGCATGGTACGCGCCGAGGAAAGCGAGGGATAGCGTATCGAGCTGCGCAATCGTGGTGCCGGCAGGAATCTTGACAGTAGCAGCGAACTGCTGTTCTGCGCCTTCGGTATGACAACGATTGACAGTGCGGAGTTGGATGAGGTCTGAGTTAATGTTTGCCATGGTGTTCTCCTATTAAGCGGTAGCGCCCACTTCGACGCGAGCCACCCAGTTCTGATTGAGGATCAGAGCCGCGTGCCACATCTTCCACGCAACATAACCACGCTGACCGAGAGGATCGGAAGCAGAGTCACCCATCTTGTTCGGGTTACGAATACCCATTTCCACGTCCTGCATACCGCGCAGTGGCACAACGCCAAGCGCATCCTGAGAAACGTACAGAATTGAGTACACGTCTACGTTGCTGCCACCAGCGGAGGTCATGCCGTTTAGCGTGCTTGAACCAGCGCCAAGGAATGACTTTAGGAACGCAGAAGCGATGTAACGGCAGTTTTCAGCCTTACCAATTTCGTAGGGTTCGGGTGAACCGGAAGCGTACTTTTCAACTGGCGTGAACTTAGCCGCCATGTCGTACAGGTCAGCACGAAGGTCAGTGTTGCAAATAGCAACATAAGCCTCTGGCACCGCCGTGGTGTCATAGTTCGGGCTGGGCTTCAGCATCTTGGTGAACTTGGTAGCGTACTGGCTATCAAGGAAACGCTCTACCTTACGCTGTAGCTGTAGAGTGATTGGCGCGTTAACCTGCGAACGCAGGGTGGGTGAAGCAGTGGTTGAGGAGTAGTAGACGGAAGTACCGCCTTGGAATACACCCCAGTTAAGCTGCTCGCGGGTTTGAGCCGCCTGCTCGGCACACAGTTCTGAGAACTTGTTTAGAACAGGGTCTTCGTGGGTATCGGCGATTACGTCGGTAATCTGCACCCAAGAACCGTACTGCTTGAGGTAGGTTGAAACGTCCTCAAACTGACCGGCTTGAGGCTGCGGAGTAACACCTTCCTGAAGGGGAGTGGTGGTTACATCAAACGGAACGCAACGACGGAACTTGATCGTGAGGGTCTTGTTCTTTGGAATGGAATCTGGAATAGTAGCGTAACGCTCCAGTACCAGCTTGGGAACGGCGTGTTGTAGAAACTTAGCAGCCGCGTATACGTTGGTACGCGGGCTAATATCGCCGTATGAGACAAATGCTGCCATGTGTTATCCTTATCGGTATAGTTTTGATTGCTGCCCTGTAATCTTTTTCAGGGCTTCTTGGAATGCAAATTCACGAGTCTTTTCATCACTCCAATCCGGTTCTTCTACGGGTTGAACAGGTGGAGTGGGTGTTTTGACTGTGGTCTTTTTCTTGTCTTGTTCTCGCTTAGCTTGAATCGCATCCGCCGGATTAGGTGCAGATGATTGCGCAGGGGCTGGGTAGAACTGTCTTGCCCACTTGTCGTATTCTTGGAACGCCCACATAGCGTCCTCAACAGACTTGGGTACCAAGGCAACATCGCGTAGCCGTTCTGGCAGGGTGCTAGTAAAATCCTGCCAATACTTGCTTAGGCGTACTTGACCTTGGTTGTCTACAACAGGGTTGCCGTGTTCGTCAGTATCAAGAACAATCTGGCGCCAATTAGGCACTGTGTTGTCTAGCTGACTTACAATTTCCTGCCGGTGTTCTTGCTCGCGGAACTCGTGGATTGGCTTGATGGTTGCTTCAAGTTTCTGGTCGTACTCAGCACGTAGGCGAGCTTCAACGAGTTTTGCTTGAGCATCCAAAGCCTTTGCCAGGTTTGGATCGGTTTCGGCCAGCTCTTGTAGCTCTGGCGGAATCTCGTCTAATTGAGGGGTCTGTTGTGCCGAGAAGGAAGCTAGCTTTTTCTCTAGCTCGGCACGGGCTAACCGCTCTTGATGGTTTTTACGGTCAAGGGCTGAAATCTGACCGCGTAGACGTGCATCGCGTTGGAGTGCTGCGTCTCTTTCTTGAACAAGTGAAAACACCCGTTCTTTAATGTCCGGTGCTAGGCTTTCTACAAAGGCTAGCGGATCATCTTTCTTTTCTTCTTTTGCTTCAGGCTGTGTTTGTACAGGCTGGGAATCTGCTTGAATCGCTTCGCCGGTTGATGTGGCAACGGGCGCAGTTTCTTCAATTTGTTCTTTAGACTCAAGTTTTTCTGAATTAGTTCCGTTATCAATAGGTTCGCCAGAAACAACCTTGTTGAATAGTTCTTGTGCCTGTTCTTCCGTGAGGATTTCGTTTTCCATTTTCTTCCTTGTGTTTAACTATTTGGATCGTCCGGGATTCTTAGCACCCACTCAAGGGCTTGAATCCAACCAATGTGCTCCCAGCGGGTGCATGTATCTTCGTATTGATTTTGCTTGTTGCCTGACCGCAGTCCGCGACTCAGTAGGTCAAGGCGTTCTTGTACGCGCGCTTCAAGGTCTTTCCAGTCTTGTGAAAACCTGTTCATGCGTTAAAAGCCCTTACCTGTTTTCTTGACTTGCTTTACTTCTTCTTCCTTGACTTTCATTTCTCTCTCCTTGATGTTTAGGTTCTGCTGGTCTTGGAATGCCTTGATACCAATTTTCATCTTATCTGCGCGCATCTTGTCAACATGCTTGTTTGCATCAAGCATCGTGCGTTCTGCATCACGTGCATGGCGCTGCTGCATTTCAAGTAGCTGTAGCTGAATCTGGTTATTGCTTTCCAGACGGCGGGCTTCTTGTTCCTTGTCACGCACAGCGTATTGAGCCATCTTCTCTTGGTGATCCATCTGCGCTTCTTCGTAACCCTGCTGTGCGTCAAACTCCATTTGCTTAGATTGGTTTTCAACCTGTGCCATCTTGGCTTGTGAGGCGACAAGCGCAGCTTGTGCTTTAATATCCTCCGGATTGGGCTGCTGATTCTGCGCACGCTGTTGACGAATCTTGTCAACTTCCTCTTGACTACGCACAATCAGGTCAAATGGAATGTTCATACCAGCAAGGCGAGCACGGTACAGTTCGTCTCCATTAACTAGGTCTTGCACTTCGGGGTTTTGTGCATACTCTAGGCACAGCCGTTCAATGTCGCGCTGCCCCATTACCTTGTTCAAGTAAGCTGTGCTGGTCTGTACGTCAACATCGTAGTCGCCCTTGATCTGTTCTTTGTCGGAATACTGCATATTCCACTCATAGAACCAAGTGACTACCTTACGGGTGATGTTGTCGTCCCATTCGCGTGCCTTGCTTGAAAGCACGCTGGTGCTGGCTTGCATAATCATTGCCATGCCGGTAGCACCTGCGTCAGCAATGTTGGGGTCAGACATGCCACCTTGAATCAGCGGAATAAGGCTTTCTTCGTTACCAAAGTCCTTAGCCATTTGCAGCACGCCAGATAGTTCTTTAAGTGCCACGGGTGGGGTAAAGAACTCTACGAAGTCGCCTGCCTTGGTGTTTGGATATTCGCCGTACCAAACCTTGCCAGGTGCAATCTCTGGCTTACCGTCAATAGGCTTAACCATTTCCTTATTGATCGTGGCTTGCGGTAGTGCTACAAGGCCAGCGTTGTCAAGGATCATCTGGTAGGTCTTGTTGACAACACGCTGCGCGTCGCGCAACAGAATTGCACCAAACCCGAAGAAGTTGGATGGGTCGCGCTCCCACACAGAAACAGCAAAAGGAAGCTCGTCATCAGCTTCAAGCATTTCTAGGGATGCGTATAGCACCTTACCTTGGCAAACCCAAATCTCCGCGCGGTAAACGTCCAGCGGATTCTCGTAAGGCGGATCAATGTTCAG